ATGCTAACTTTGTTGGTGCCTATCTATTAGGTGCTGGAGGTGGTGGAAGAGCACCAAACAACAGACACGGCGGTCCTGGTGGTTATGGATATTTTACAGCTCCAATTAGTCCACCTTTTTCTGGACCATATACAATCGGCGAAGGTGGAAATAGTGGTATAAATTCAGGCAGTGGTGGAACTGCAACTAATTTAACAAATATAGGAACGTCAAACGGTGGCGGCGGAGGCCAACAAAATTCTATTGGAAACGTTGGTAATGCCCAAGCAGGACCTATAGGAACTTTAACAAATATGCAGTATCAATCTAACACAGGCGGTGACTATAACTACAGCACTGGACCTGGTTTTAATAATAGTACTTTTGGAATGGGTTTATTCCCATTACCTTACACTAAAGATCCATCTACAGGTAATGGAAATCCTAGAGTAGTTGATTCAGGTGTTCGTTTCATGGGTATGGGATCAACTAAAGGAAACCCACACGGTGGTTTCAACGGTAAAGGTCAAGCTGGAGCAATTTTAGTTTACGAAAATTCAGGAAGTTAATCATGGCAAAATGGGCAATTTGTATCGCAGACGCTAACAATCAAGGTGGAACGCTATGTAAAATAGTTGATGGTGGAGACGCAGAAAAATTAGCTATTATGGGTGGTAATGCTTTAGTAGCTTATAAGCACGTTGAAATAACAGACGCTGAGTTTGCAGGTTTACTAAGATCCACACATACTTTTGATTGGTATAACAACGACTCTTATCAAATTACAGAAGATGCTGATGACAGCAACTCAAATGAGGCTGGTAGAGAAACTAAAGAATTATTACAAGAATCAATTGATGGTGAAATAGAAATGATTACTGACTGGATACAATACAGACCAAATCACCCAGATAAATCAATTTGGGAATCGTATAAAACACTTTTACAAAATATAAACTTAGATGCTTTAAACTTAACTTTCCCTGAGTGCACTAAAACACCGGCACAATTAGTAGAAGATGCAGGTGGGACTCCTAGAAATCCCGCATTCGAGCTACCTAACCCTAGAACTTAACACTTTACTTATAAATAAAAATACGTATATTATCTTTCATGTTTAGAAAGCAAATAGAGTTTATATGTAATGAACAATATTCTTACACAGACTTGGAAAAACCTGAACCTATTAAACTACATATACCCGATTGGTATAAAAAATTAGATCATAATTTAAAAACAAGAACTATTAAAGGCTGTATGCCTTTTTTAGATACTTTAACCACAGGTTATGTTTTAAAAATGCCACAAGATTTATACGTAGAATTTAATGTAGACCAAACTCATCCAGAAACAGGTGAAATCATTAAAGATGAAAAAACAAATAAACCTAGAAAAGACATAAGATATTCTTATGGGATGAAAGGCTACCAAGATGTAATATCTGCAAAACATATAAATTTAAATTCTGACAATAGGCAACATCACGACACCTATCAATTAGAGGGTGCTAAAATGATTGAAAGAAATAAAAATTTTCCTTTTATGAAAATATTAAACCCTTGGTTGATAAAAACACCTCCTGGATATTCTTGTCTATTTGTACCACCATTAAATAATTGTGATGATAGGTTTGACATAATTCCCGGTATTGTGGACACTGACGTTTGGGATTTGGAGATTAATTTTCCATTTGTATTTAATGGCTATAAATATGAAACATTAGAAACTGTTATTAAAAGAGGAACACCTTATGTTCAGGTTATACCTTTTAAGAGAGATAATTGGGAGATGAAAATAAAAACACGAGATACAAAAACTGTATGGAAAAAAATATTAACATATAACGCTCAACTTTTAAGAGCATACAAAGAACGGTTTTGGAAGAAAAAATTATGGAGTTAAGAGATTATATTAAAGTTTATGACAATGTTTTACCAGCAATGGTAGTTGGAAATATGATAAGATGGTTTAATACTTGTAAATTTAATCCTGGGTTAGTTGGTGGAACCAGGCAGAATCCAGAGGGTGAACTACACGAGAACATAAGAAATGTTGAAACCAAACCATTAGTTAATTTTGGAAAAAGTTTGACAGAGGCTCATTGGTGCAACGTATTAAATAATATTTTTAGCAAAGCCATTGAACAATATAAAATGGATTTAAAAATAGCAGATCTGTCTACGGCAAGAATTACTACAATAGAGGCTTTAAAATACGAAGTAGGTGGACATTATGATTTTCATGTAGATCATTTTGCTACTCAACCTAGAACAATGAGTATGATATTATTATGTAATAATGACTATGAGGGTGGAGAACTTGGTTTTGCAAATCCAGACACAACAGGAGAGTTATTAGTTCCAGTTAGACCTAACAGACTAATAATATGGCCAAGTAATTTTTTATTTCCTCATGGTGTAAAACCAATAACAAAAGGTACAAGATATTCGGTGGTAGGATGGGCTCTTTAAAAAATAAAAAATATTGCATAGTTGAAAAATTCTTAACACAAGAAGAAACAAAACTTCTTACTGATTATTGTAGATTAAAACATAGGTTTAATTTTACTGAGTTCGCTGGTGTAGGCCAACAAAGTAAAACCATGGACTCTCATTTTTATGGGGATTACTTGATGGAGTCTTTAATGTTAAACAAAATTAATCTTATGCAAAAAGAAACAGGTCTTGAATTACTTCCAACTTATTCTTTTTGGAGAATGTATACTAAGTTTGCAGATTTACCAGCCCATAAAGATAGACCAGCTTGTGAATATAGTGTCACCGTTTGCATAGGTTCTTGTGGAACCCCTTGGCCTATCTACATGGATAAAAAATCTATAAATTTAAAACCAGGACAAGCTGTAATATATAAGGGTTGTGAGATAACACACTCTAGAAAAGAGTTTGAAGGAGATTGGCAGGCTCAGGTATTCTTACATTATGTTAATAAAAACGGACCCTATAAAGATCAGGTCAGAGATAAAAGACCTTTTTATGGAGCACCTGCAGTATGATATTTAGACAAAAAGAAGATGGATCTTGTGATATAGAGTTCTCTTGGAAAGAGAGATGGTCTTTATTTTTAAAGGGTAAAATAATATTTGATTCTGTTGGTTTAAAACACTTTTCAAATATGTTAGTTAAAATGGTCAGCGACTGGCATGAAAGATTTGATGATAAAACTAAACAAATACAGTCCTATGATTCATCAGAGTCGCCTAAAAAATAGGCTTTAAATCAAAAAAATTATACTATATAATCCTGTCGTCTAAATAGGATAACACAGCATGCTACAAAAAATAGGATTTGCACCTGGAATCAACAAACAAATTACAGCTACTACTGCTGAAGGGCAGTGGATAGATTGTGATAATGTTCGTTTTAGATATGGTAGTCCTGAAAAAATTGGTGGTTGGAATCAATTAGGAACAGATCATCTAACCGGAGCTGGTAGAGGTCTTCATCATTTCGTAAATAGTTTAGGTAGAAAGTATGCGATCATAGGAACTAACAGAATTTTATATGCATATTCAGGAGGTATATTCTATGACATACACCCTATTAAAACTACAACTACACTCACAAGTGCATTTAGTACAACTAATGGATCAGCAGTTGTTACATTAACTTTCTCATCAGGTCACGGTATTGATCCTGGAGATATTATACTATTAGATAATTTTTCTACGATTACAGATTCTAATTTTGGTGCGTCTGATTTTGATGACAAGAAATTTATGGTGACTACAACACCAACAACTACAACTTTAACTATAACAATGCCCTCAAACGAAACAGGCTCAGGAGCTACTACATCTGGTGGTATAAGAGTACAACACTACTATCCTGTAGGCTCTGCTGTCCAAGAGAGAGGTTTTGGGTGGGGTCTAGGCTCTTGGGGTGGTGAAGTAGCCGGAGCCACTACAACAACGCTAAACGGGGCTATAAATGACTCTACGACTACAATTGTATTAACTGATGCTAGTTTGTTTCCAAGCACAGGAACTAATTTTATAAAAATAGGAACAGAGGAGATATCTTACACTGGTGTATCCACAAACACTTTAACGGGTGTAACGAGAGGTGTAAGAAATACTACAGCTGCATCTCACAGTGACGGTGCTACCATAACTAACACAACTGATTTCGTTGCTTGGGGTGAGGCAGCATCTGGAGACTTAGTATTAGAACCTGGTATGTGGTCATTAGATAATTTAGGTGACAAGGCTATTTGTTTAATTCACAACAATGCATGTTTTTCTTGGGACTCATCTTTGTCGAATGCGACTACAACTAGAGCAGCCATTATTACAGGTGCACCAACTGCATCAAGACACATGCTTGTATCTACACCAGATAGACACTTAGTGTTCTTTGGCACAGAAACCACGATAGGTGATATCGATACACAAGATGATATGTTTATAAGATTCTCTGCTATTGAAGATATTAACACTTACACACCTACAGCAACCAATGACGCTGGCACACAGAGACTGGCCGACGGATCACGGATCATGGGAGCTATTAGAGGTAGAGATGCAATTTATGTTTACACGGATACGTCATTGTTCTTAATGCGTTTTGTTGGTCAACCTTTTACATTTGCTTTTACACAAGTAGGTACGAACTGTGGATTAGCTGGACAGAATGCAGTAGTAGAGGTAGACGGTGCAGCATACTGGTTATCAGAAAATGGTTTCTTTAAATATGCAGGTGCTCTTGAATCATTGCCTTGCTTAGTAGAGGACCACGTATACGATGATATTAATTTATCTTCTGGTAATCAAATGATATCAGCAG